GAACCATCCATCACCTCGTTGATACCTGTGGCATCTCTAATCATTCCGAGGTAGTGATTGTATAGCGCTACCAGTTCCTGGATGTTACGGATACGGTTTCCGATTTCTCGAACAGGTGGGTTTTGGAATCCTCCTTCTGGATTCTTGCTGCGGTAATAGAAGACACCAGTTTGTTCATAAATGTCCTGGATTTCTAATGGCTGTAGTTCTCCACCACGTCCAAGTTGCACGTTCTCTAATCCCTCAATATCAATGATGAGTCCATCTGGTTTTGCTTTCGCAATAGACTGTTGAAGTTTCAAGTGTGTGATCTGTAGCATGTCGGCAAATCCGATAACAGAGGATACCATTGACTTTGGTATCATTCCACGGATGTTGGTTGCGACAATGCTGTATGATAAACGAGCACGTGAGATGTCGTGTACGTTCTTAGGAATGTTCTTCTTGGGCCCGTAGTTGAAGATGTGCTCTGTGCCCGTGATGTACGAACCACCATATACAGTTGCGTTCTTCATGTACACCGCCTCTCTGTTGTATACAGATTGCTGAGGTGCGTTGTACTCGTTACCCTTGTAGTAGAAACCAATGTTACCGTATGCTGATTCTTTCTTCTCGTAGATGATGTCATCAACAGACATGTATTCAAAATCCAGGATTTCAATCTTGTACTCGTCATATCCTTGACGGTACCTGGTTCCTGGTCTGTCATAAGTATACCCAGTGGTAGAGAACTGTGTAGGGTTATTACCGTACTTGTTCATTACCGTCTTAGCAATCTCCTCATACTGCGCTTCAGTGAACTGGTCACCAGCAATACGCTTCAAGTCCATAATCGTGATGTACTTAAAGTGTCCAGCGTAAGTTAGTTCGGTGAAGTTCGGATCATCCGTGTAGTTGTGGATAAACTTCTTTGGGTCTACATACTCTTCCTTGATCCCATAGTTAGGGTCGTTGCTTCGTTTAGCAACACCCATACCAAGAGTGGTCAAGTCTTCGACACAACGACGGTAGATAGATTGATTGAAGTCGTTCCACTTCAATGTCATCTCAGTAGCAATTTGTGCAGAGATTTCTGCGTCCGTCTTGATGTTTGTGTCTAAGAATATCTCAGTCTCCTCTGGGGTCTCTGGAAGTTGTGATGGGTCTTGTTTTACATTGAGGCCAAGCGACTTAGCCTCTTCAATCATATCACGATTCTCGATACGCAATACTGTAGCGTTCTTTTTCTTGTCCTTCTCTGATTTAGAGAGTGGGTCAATAGCCTCAATCTGTGGGTATGGTTCTTTGGAAAGAATCTTGTTAACAACAATCTTTACAAACTTAGGAACGATGGGTACTGGCGTGTAATCCAGTGTTAGTAATGTTCCATCGCCGTTATTGTTCTCAAGAGAGTTTAGTATTTGTCTATAGATTGATGTGTCCTGCGTTCCTTGTGCGTAATCTCTACAGCGCTCAAACTCGCCGTTTCTTCTCCCGTATAGAGAGTTCTGATAGTCACTACCAATCCATTGAGCAAACATAGCCTTCGCATACGATAGGCCGTATTCGTTAGACATCTTCTCCTCTACTGGCGCCAATGGGTCCGGAAAGGATGATTGTCCATTTTTGTATTCGTTGTTCATACTCAAGATTGCTACTACTGCAAATATACCTCTTATTATCTTCGTATAATTATCTGACCTTTACGGAAGAATTGCTTGCCAGTGAAATCACTTTTTGGCTTCTCTGGCCTGTGGCCCTGTGCTGCAAGAAGTGCTAATCCACTCGAAATTGAAAGGTCATATTTGGTACGATCGTCTATCTTAAAATTAATCCAATCCTCGAGGGTTCTTTCAAAGTACATCTTACCAAACTCAAGGGTCTCCTCGTTCAGCCCTACGTGTGCATGTATGTAAGATTCAATAGCCTGTGCATGTGCCTGGATAACGTCCTGTGAGTTTGATGGTATACCCTTAGTCTTTGTCTTACTTCCGTATGTTGAGGTAAGGTGAGCGGGTCTGTCTAACAAGAAATGGTCGTAACCCCTTGATTCAAAGTACCTTGCAATTCCGTACTTGTTGTTCTCAATCAATACAGGGTATCCATAGAACTTAGCAGCCATCAGTATGTCTTCGTAAAATATCTTAGCCAACGGTGGACGTGACGCATACTCTGCCACAAACATATTAGAAGGGTGGGTCATGTTAAACTTATTAAAGAAGTGACATGCACCCTTAGAACCACGTCCGTCTACAGTGGCGTCAATATCATAACTATCCACACCAGCACAGCCCAGCCAGTTGTTCTCTGGCTTGGTCTTGTTTCTTAAATCTACTGGGGGCATCCATGCTACTCTCCATCTCCCATTTGGATCTGGACTAAATACAACCTCGCTGTCTTGTACGCCGTTTGCCCAATTGAAGTTCCCTACAACAACAGGTGATGGAAACAGGTCTTGATTGTATTCTATCTGCTCGTATATCTTCTGGACGTTAAACAAAGAAGCCTTGGCGCTATCTCTAAACGCCTCAGCCTCAGTAAAAGGGAACTGTCTAATTACCTCATTGAGTTCGTAAGAATCTCCTGCCAGTCCTTTTCTTTCATTCTTCAAGTAGGTCTTTGCACCTATGCTTATGTACTCACCCTCAAGTCCTATGATTGGTTTCTCTGGGTCGTCTACTACAGGCATACCATAGATGTCAAAGAACCCTTCTAATGCGTCGTACGCTGGTATAAAGCAGCCATACAAACCTGTCTTTGTTCTTCCGTTTGCATTTCTGTCATTAACATCGCTTGAGTAAAACATTTCCCGGTACTGAGTACCTCCTCGGTCCAGTGGGTTTACTGTACTACCTACCAGTGCTTTGCCCACAATCTTTCTACCTACCAGCAGACAAGTGCGCTGTATCCTCCAGGCTTCTCGTATATCATTACCTTTTTCCCATTTACCTGCCTCATCCAGATACAGGATGTGGAGTTTCTCGCCATCGTATGCGTTGTTGGTGGTGTTCTTCCAGTTAATAATTGTGTTAAGCGCCTCTCCTCTGGAAGAAGTTTTGTTCTTCTTTGTAATGCGCTTTGAAGGCTCCCTAAAAGCAAGTTCCATTCTGGGGTTGGTAGTACCATCTTGAATAGGTTTAAAGAAGAAAGGCAGTGACTTATAGATAGGCACCACCTTCTTCATGAATATATTCTCCTGCGCATCTGATCCTGTCTTCGACATGATGCCCAGTAGTTTCTCCTTAACCTGTGTACCTTCGTTCACCAGGATAGCCGCCGACATATTCGTGTATCCAGATCGACGACACTTTACGTATATCTGCCCTATACAGCGTGGGTCTGCTATACAGGCCTCAAGGTGTACGAATAGTTCCCGTTGAAAGTCGAGGTACGATGGGTATCCGATATCAATCTTACACCACTGTAGGAAAAAGTAGTGGTTTCCTGTGATGTAGGTAGGTACCCCGTTGTTGTAGAACCATACTCCATTTCTTCTTCTTTTGTATTCTTGACTAATGTATGGGGTGTGTTTCTTTCGGAATGCTTCCGGCATTTCCATCCACTCCTCCATAGAACGTATCCTTCTGAGTTCCTGTGGTAATTCTTCTCTCACCCAGCGTTGCTCCTGCTTGGGTTTGTCGTGGAACAGTATGTCTTTCTTAGCGGGTTTCTTGGGTAACTGTATAGGTAAGTCAAAGTATAACCTGACATCTCCTTCGGTTTTGTCAGGGCATATATTGACTACAATGTCATCTTCTATTTGTACAAGTCCCGCCATTTTACTATCTTAACACTAAATTAACACCAGTACTATGAAGAAACTATTGCTATTCGTAGTGGTGTGTTTGCTTACATCTTGCGCAAGTAGCGCAGGTACAGCGGGTCAAACTTGTGTCTTTGAAGACTGCGATATCGCCGCCGTACACTCACACACTACATACTGGGCTACGTACTAATAATCCCAGTAAATGAAGACTTGACTACTTGGAGTATTGCTCTGCGAATCCTCCGGAGTAGTCTCGTTCTTCTTTGATTTCTCCATCTTGCTTAAGTCCTTTAATGAGTTGCTCAAGTCTTTCTCTTTCAACAATTAGTTCTTTTGCATCGACCGCTGTTTGCTTAATGGATTGCAACTCCGCTTTTCTTTGGGAGCCACTGAGTTCCTGATCCACGGGCTTCTGTATCTCGTTAATCATGTTCTCTATCGCAATCTGCATCGCTTGCATCAAGCGCTCTGCGGTATCAATGTTGTTATACTTCTTCGACCTTGCCATGGATTGATTTCAAATAAGTTCTATAGAGCCTCTCTCCGTCTACCTCCATCTCGTAGTCAGCATTCTTTCTAATCAGTACCTTGTCTCCTGGCTCTAAGCCGAGTTCTTCCAACTTAGGTGAAGACCACTTGACGTAACCAAACTTTTCCTCTGGCTCCTCTTTCTTGGGCAGCAGGTAGATAATCTGATTGCCTACCTTAAACTCCTCTTCCTGGACTTCCTCCTGCTCTTCTGGAACGAGGAAAATCCAATCGCTAAGTAACCGAATCTCTCCGGTTCTTTTGCTCTTGAATGCATATGCTTGTGTGGATATGGGATCACGATTACCGTCGTAGTATACTACATAGATATCATCGTCTGGGTCAATGAACTGACCACGCTTCTTTGTCTCCTCTAACTGAGTTGTCTCATCGGACAACATTAGGTGATTACCCCCAAGCACCACGTGGTGATGAAAGTACATGGTATCCCCTACCTCTACTTCTGTTTCGTATTTGGCAGGAGTGGCGACAACCTCTCCATCCATGGTTCGGTGGTTAAACTCATCGAACTTGGTATCCAGATACATGGTCTCACCATTAATTTCTATGGTATCCTTAGTGACGTTTGGCACACGAACTAAGAAATGACGTAGCGATCTCATTCCTGTTTTAGATTTCCTGTTGGCTTTGGGTCCCATAAGTTGACTGCAATTGCAGAACGTAACCCTTTCGTTACCTTAGTTACCCTGTGGTGTGTGCCACCTGCGTCAAATATGATAAGCCTATTGAACTTTGCTTCTATCCTTTCTGGCTCGTTGTCTACACCGTGATTGAATATCTCTAAGTACCCACCCTCTATGTCCATGGGAACAGGGTAGAAGACTGTTCCGACAATAGGACTGGATAGTTCTCCCTGCGATTTCCATAGGGCTTCATCCTTGTCAAGGTGCATATTAAGATAATCTGATCCCTTATCTGGACCAAACTGACCTGTCCAATACTCAAAACCAGAGATGGTCACAGAGTCGTATGGCGAACGGTCTGCCCACAGGTACTTGATAAGTCTTTTCTTAACGGTGTCTTCTGGTGAGGCCCACCATCCGTCCCACCAATAGTAGTTACCGTTGTCGGCAAAGAACTCCTCTTTATTCTCCTCTATCTCTTTTAGAAGTGAATAGTCTCTTACAAAGTTGTCAATTACAATCATTTAAATTCACAATCATGTTCAATTAATACTGGCATATCATCTATCGTCTTCCAGAGCATGGTGCCCTCGTTCTCATTATAGATGTATACAAGATAGCGACGAATTCCATGTTTTACAAAACATCTTTCGTCCATTACTATTGAATCAATGATTGAGTCTCCCGCTCTTTGGCCTACGTAATAAGCCATGGCATCCTTC